AGACCATTGCGAAATATTGGTTTGGGTATAGATCAGAGGATTGATCTTAATCCCCATCGCAGAGGTTTGAACGTCTGCACCCTGAAGGATTCTTGAAAGGGTAGTTGGCCCGAATTGTGACCATATATAGATGTCGTCCCCAACTGGAACGATTGAATAAGGTGAAATGCATCCCGTATGTAGGATCTTGCTCTGATTAAGGTCTGCGCTACTCGACCCCGTATAGACAAAGGAATTCGTGGGAGAGAAGATGACGGTGAAGTCATACAGGGTCACAACGCACTTCACCGAGTTGTCGTCCCCACCTTGAACGACAAAGGCAAAGGCATCATTGGTGGTAAACCAGTCTAAGGCTGTTCCATAAGCAGCAGCCCAGACGTTGTTTTTCCTCCATGCGATTAGATGCTGGTTCCTTCCTCTAGCAAGAACAGCGAACCCCTCTGGTTGGCCATTCACATTCCAATCGTTTGGCGTATTGTATGCCGTCGAGACCAAGATGGGAACACCAGCAGTCGTGGATTGTCCCGTATCTGAGAACGTAAAGGCCACGGTTGTTCCAAGTAGGACATAAGAAGCGCCAACGTACTTGTAAATCTTATACGACTGAGCACCAGCAACAGCAGACCATGATATTTGATTATAATTTGTAGTAGTCAGCGTTGCATTACCAGTTGTGATGATTCCAAGCGTTCCCACAGTTTCACCACGGGCTGTAACGGCAGCGATAGAATAGGTATAGGTGGTTGCTCCAGCCGATCCAACTGTGCTAATACTGACCGAAACGGGTTGAGCCAACAGTGAAGCATCTTCAAGGTAGACGATGTTAGACCCGAGCTTTGAGATAATCGGTCTATCAACCCCGTTCCCAACAATGAACGAACTTGCGATGTAAGAGCCTTGCCATACGGTTCCAGTTAAAACAAGTGATCCGGTTCGGTCGATGAATGGTCCAGCGGGGCTCGTAGCCTCATAGAAGTGATGATTGGCAATAATGACAAAGACTTCCTGCCCGGTATTTGTAAAGTAATGGTCTGCGTACTCAGCAGGACCGACGCTTGAACCAACAACCGTATATCCTAATCGAGTTGTCAAAGCACCGGAAACATCAATGTCCATGTTTGAGATATCTTGGGCTTCCCCGTCCTTGAGGTTTAACGCGGTCGCCTTGAGATTCAACCCACCAAAGTTGAAAGTCTCAGGTTCTTGGACGGTCCTACCGACATAAGCCATTACCACACCGAAACATTGTTATACGTGGGCCGAAGACGCGGGGCTCGTCGCCCTGCATTGTTGCGGTTCATCTGCACATGGAGACACTGTTCATACCGCGCCTGCTCTGCCTGCCAGTCGGGGTACTCCAAAAAGAGTTTCATCTTCCACTTGCCAAAGGCCGTTAAAGCCTCGATGAACTCGGGGGGTATATCCACAGCCAACGCTTGATCCGCTGCCCCCAGCGGCCTCTGTGGACCTTGGAAATAGACATACTGGAGGTTCGGCCAAGATGTAACGAAATTGGTATCGGGGGTTGGATAGATCGTGACAACATTGGAATCAACCATGTAGTATTGAGGCGTTCCAGCCGAACCAGCAGGAAGCCCTGGGATCAATTGGTTATATTCATCGGGTGTCTTTTCGTTAAGCGGAATACCCTTGGTTACACCGTTCCAGAAGTAGAAGGGGTAAGCCATTCTGACGAAATCAGCGGGCATCGCATAAGAGTTAACGCCATTGACCAGAGTGATAACGGCAGTCCGCTTCAACCATTCCCAACGATTCCTGAATTTGATGTCATTAATTGCATCATTGGTAGCATTGATTGCCGTAATAGTCCCAAGGAACAAGGAGGTAGTCAGATCAGCTTGAGATTGGATGCCGCATTCATTCAAGATGCGGTTAACTACATCCTTGAGAGTAGGTGTTTGATTGGGCGTGAATTGAACGGTAGTCATTAGGCCACCTATTGGATATACATATCATATATATAGACTTCAGTTGGATCTGAGAAGAAGTAAGACATAGCTATTTTAACTTTTATATTGGCTAGAGGGATGGAAGGCACTACTGGAAACCCATAAGGACCAAATGCTCCAGGAAGGCCACCAATTGTACTAAGAGTTGTAAGTGTTGTATAAGTGGCCCCAGAATCATACGATATACTAACAGTAGAACCATTATCATTATTACCACCAACAGAGAATCCATTTATATTAAATGTCTGCCCAGCGCGTGTAGATGGTCCAGCGGCAAATGAGTATATAGAGTAAGTGGTTGGTGTATTAGGATAAGCCGTATGAGATAAGAAATCAGCATATGAAGACGGATTGGCATCATAAGCCGATGAAGAATTAGTGATGGTTCCAGATCCAGGAGTATCCACTACGGAATTAGGCCGTATGACGTTAGTGGATGACCCAAAGAAACCAATCGGAACCGTGAACATTATGCAAAAGCCTTAGAAATGGTTGTGAGAAGATTAGTCCCGTCATAATAGGCTGTTACAAGGTCAATAGCATTGATGGCCGTAGAAAGAACAATAGGCGTTCCACCTGGAAACTTGAACATGGCCCCAAATGAAATGATAGTCCTACCACCCGTTCCATCCTGCTGAATCCTCCAAAGATAGGTCCCACCAGAGACAAGCCCTGTGGGATTCTGGAAAACGAAACTAGAAGTTGCCGTAGTGTGAAAGGCGTTCCCGAGTGTGGCATCCGTCACAAGTGGATTACCAAAAGCCAAGGCAACTGAAGCTACGTTTTGAGCCTTGGTCCAGGTTTGCTGAAGGCCAAGAAGTGGCATTTGAAAGTTATTATTAGTGACACCAGTAAGCCTACCACTCGCATCAAAGTATAAAGTGCAGATGGTTGTAGCACCAGTTGCTGGATTAAACGCTTGATAGTTAACTAATGGAGCACCCAAGGGTGGCATATCGCTTGCTGCGAGAGCCCGGAAAGTTGGGGCAAGAGGGCCACCTGTAGCTGGACCAGCAAAAACCAAGTTATTGGCCTGTGTATTCCATGCACCCGTCAGCGTTCCTGTTCCCGTTACGGGACTTCCCGAAATAGCGAATTGAGCAGGGAGCGCAAGGGCAACACTGGCCACACCACCGGCACCAGGAAGATATGTGGTCACTAGGTTCTTGTAGACTCGATAGGTTGGGAAATTAGCACCACTGATATCAATAGCATAGAACCCATCAGGAGCGCCAAAAGCATAGCGCCCTAATGGGTCCGTAGTCATTGGATTAGACTGCTGAAGCGGGGTAGATGTGATCGAGGAAACGGCTGTATAGATGGTTGCAAGTGGATTGACCTGGACTACACCAGCGACTACCGAATAAACGGTTACGCTGGCATTGGCAAGGGCATTTCCGAACTGATCCAGGGCTACATCTGAATGGATTCCATAAGCCATATACTACCTCTCATTCAGATTAGCATTATTTTACCGCCGTTTACGTGCATCATTCGGGTGTTGCTTCTTGTTATTCTCATTACGGAAGGTTTGATATTCTTCCCAAGTGGCTGGACCCATATCCTGGTAGGGATAGTTGGTCTTGAATTCCTTGTAGTAGACGGGATCACTAAATGGATCTGACATATCACACATCAGACATTCAACCCCAGCAGACTTGAAGCATTCAAAGTACTCTTCAGGTAGAACAACTTCCTTACCGCGCTGGATATGTATAGGAGTCAATGTCCCAGGCCCAGCGAAGGCCCATTCAGATTGGTTGGGAACCTTGTGGATAATGAACCGACGACAAACACCGGAAAAACCACCCTGTCTAACGGCGCGTGGGGCTTCTGCTACTACCTGATCTTCTTCTTTCGGTGGTTCTTCAAAGAACTTAGGCTTAGGAGGAATGCTTTCTTTAGATTTAAGCGCCTTACCAGCCTTAGTGCGTCCATCAACTTCGCTCATGGCGATCTCCTTTTTACCCATCGGGAGGGAGGGAGCCATGATGACGCCCTCCCTTAGTTCGTTTAACGGTATGCCTCAACCATATAGACAAGAGAGGCAGTCTGGGCCCCCGAGCCAACCACAAAGCCAGGGCCGGAAGCAGCAGGGCTACCCGTAGCCTTGGCCACAACCGTAGCCTCAGGTCCCGTGGTAGGGGTAATACCATTGCTGGTTGGAATGGTAACAGCTCCAGCAGAGGTCATAACACCATTATATCCAGCGGTCATACCCTCATACCACCACACAAGTGCGGTCACACCAGGAGTACCACCAACCTGAGTGATCTTGACGACACGAGGAGTAAATCCACAGTAAATACCAGACGCCGTAGAAGAGGCATCCGTAGTCATTAGGGCAGTGAAGATGCCATTTACGGCATCAACCTTGACCCCGGTAAGAACAGAAACGGCCATGTTAATTCTCCTTCAGGTTAGGGTTAGGCCGAGGCCACGGTTTCGAGACGATAGATCCAGGCATCGTTCAAGATGTTAGAACCACACATGGCCTTCCATCCCAGAGAGAACCACTGACCAAGAGGATTCGCGTGATCCTGGCTAGAAGCAGGCGTGTAGAAGATGTTGGCAGCACTCGCCAAATCAACCACCGTATAAGCTTCTTTACCGAAGATCAGAGCAGGATAAACGTCAGAGAGTGAGGCACTGGTAGACTTGGTGCCAGCAGCAGAAGCGCCAGAATCAGGGAAGATTTTAGCCAGAGTCGAGGTTACAAACCGGATATTCCGATAAGAACCAACTTCGCCCTTTAGCAACCCAGCATTGCTGGAGTAATTCGCGGCAGGAACGTAATCAGGCAGACTCTCAAGATCGAACTCCACATCAGGATGGATCACGGCCACATAAGCCTTGCGAACCGCCTGAGTGCTGATCTTGGTGGAAGCGTCGATCTGTTCCTGGTAGAACTTGGCATCAGCACCCTTCAAGATACGGGCAACCTTATCAAGCGCTACAGCATTGATCTTACCAGCGACATTGGTTCGGGCCGTAGCAACGATGGTGCCAATGGAATCAGAGAGACGACCAAAGTTCGTCCCACCCATGATGCCATCACGGTAGACGGTTTCCACAGTCTGAGCCATGTTCTCGGAGTTGCGGGACATCAGTTCCGTGTCAACAGACACTTCATTGATCCATTCAGCCTGATCGGTAACCCGGAAGAGGTTGCCGTACTGAGCAAGGACCACGCTGACATTGGTGATCGTAGGCTGGGTATCCGTGGGGATCGTACCTTCAACCAGACTCTTAATGGTCGAAGCATCCTTTCCAGTAGTAGGGGCGATACGTTCAAAGCGGCGGAAGGTCATCGTCTTGCTATTCCGCTGGGGGATAGTGTTCTTCAACCCATACTCACCAATAACGATATTGGGTTCAGCGACAGAAAGACCTTTACGCTGAATGTATACGGTAAGAGGGGCAATTGTTCCAGTCGTAGTAACGGCCATTGTTTGGTTCCTTTAAGGGCGTCTGCGTCTAGCCTGTTCGATCTTTGCTTCCTGTGCCGCAAATTCTGCGTCAGTCAGGTTTGCCCAATCAACAGTACCAGCCGCACTTGAGTTTTTGGATGGTGAAGTCCCGGTTGACGACTCACTATAAGCTCGGTTTCGGGTCTCCTGTTTAGTTGATTTCCCCTTGGTAGCATTGATTCCTTTGGCCAATTCAACCATTAGGTATGGAGAATTAAGAACCATATCGGCATCAGCTTTGGGCATTGCCTCGATTTTCTTGGCAAGATCCTGGCGGATATCCTCAAAGTTATCAATGTTTCGTTCAATGTAGTCAATATTGGCCTGGACTCGAAGCTGATCAGCATTCTGCTGAAGCTGACTTTCCAACTGTCGATTCCGTTCCTCAAGAGGGCGAAGGGCCTTCTGGACTACAGGTGCGATAACCCTTTCAACATCCGGATCAACCGGAGTGTCTGCGGGACGCTGGGCTTGCTGATACTGCTGCATCTGAAACAATTTATACTGATGCAGTTCTGCCGATTGCTGTCGAAGCTGCTCTCGCATGGACTGAAGTTCTTCAAGATCCAGTTCTACCTTTTTGGGCTTCTCTGGTTCCTGCTGGACTTCGGGTTCTTGGGTTTCAACTTCGGTTGATTCAATTTCTTCTGGGCTCATAAGTCCCTCCTAGTCGATGTTTAACGTCATCTCTGACTATTTTAGGATTGTGGCATATTATAAAATAGCCGTGGAGCTTATTTTAGTGTATTACCGATTTTCAAAGAGCTTAGCAATGCGATATGTCAATTCTCTGAAACCTTCATTCTTACCTACGACTGCCAGCAAGTTGTTCTGGGACAGGTCCACCCGCTGGAGCGCCGTGCTGTTCTGCCAATCCAGCCATGCTAGAAACACCGCTAGGTCCGGGTTGTGAGCCAGCCGGGTTAGCGCCTCCTGGCCCTCCGGGTCCTTGCTGGGGTCCTTGTCCACCCTGTTGGAGAGCAAGCTGCTGAGCAAGTTGCTGTTGCTGATCATTTAGAACCTCTTGGGGTGTCTTGATGTACTTCCATGAATTTCTCATACGAGCTAACGCGAAGGTGTCTCGAACTAGATCAGGCCATTTAATGACTTGGGCGCCTGGAGACTGACCAAAAACACTGATTAACTGAATCGTCTGAGACATTTGCTGTTGAGCATTCGCTACATTCGCAGCCCCAACCGCATAACAATCAAAATTCCCTTCAATATCAGAAGGTGAAACCTTTAATTGAAGTGGTCCTTGCTGAGTAACAGGTTGACCAGACATTGGATCGAAGACTTGCTGACTATTAGGATCACCAACTACCCGAATCCAGACGGATTCATCCATTAATTGCTGATTCAATTGCATTTGCATACTTATAATTGGTAGGGCCGCATCATATTCAATATGTTTGATCGTCTCAGCGTTGCGACTTTGCGTCATTCCTGACTGTGCGGCCACTTCTGTAGCCGATTTTTGGTAGGCTTCGCTCGTAAAGCTGGCTTGAGCGCCTGTGGATTGATTATGTTGGGCCATCATGAACCCAACCTCATTAAATCCTAGCGCAGCCTGTGGAATCTGCTGGATTGGAGAAATATTTCCCTTCTGAGCAGTCACAGCGATGGCACCAGGGGCAGAAAGCCACTCGTCTACGTCGAAAACGCCATCTTGAACAGCCTCATACATGGGGTTGATGATCAAAGCATTAGCCTCGATGACCTGATTCACCCTCACATTGATAACATCCTGAAGTCCAAGAGCCGGTTCGATGATCCCACGCCCATAAACTTCACCAGGTTCAGGGTAAAGAACGAACATATTCCAGGAAGGACGCCCATGAGCGAAAGGATTTGGTTCAAAACGGATCACTTTCGAGCGATTTGCGACCACCAAGATGTGATTTTTGTAGATAACTGGTGTCCCATCTGGTCCAGGTAACTCCAAATCCCCCTCAAACTGAAGGAGTTCCACTTGGCCTTTAGGCTGCTCCACGAAGCCTTCAAGACGGTAAACCTCTCTTTTAAGGGCATCTGAAGTCTCATTTTGGCCATCCTGTTCTAAAATATCTTGCACACCTTCATAGATACTGTATCCATCTTCATTCTGCATATCCAAAAGATAGGCCTTGGACTTGAATGACCGCATACACCGTGGAGCATGGTCTGGATCATTTGGATGACGCTCGATCACGAAGTCAAAGATGTTCCCAACCTCAAGGATTGGCCCATCATAGACTCGTTGTTCCTTCATTGGCATAGCTGTAAGGTCGGGTTTGGGCATCGGTTCACCAACCATTCCAGCAACGCCAGCCGCCTGCATCATCTGACTTTGGAAGGCTCCCTCATCGGGAACAGTTTGCATTCGTTCAGTCCAATTGACGCACCATGGAACATTCCCAAAGATGGTAGAATACTTAACCAACTGATAGAACTTAGTCCGAAATCCGGTTTTCTGATGTTGCCACATAAGAAGGCCTTGATTGGCCTTTGAGTTAACATCATCTTCTGGTGTCCGACCTAGAATTTCAAACCATTCATCATAGGGAATGACGCCCTGCGTCAGATGAGCCGCTACAGCTTCAACTGCCTGTTGAGTGACGGGGATATACCGCTTGGAGCGGAAGTCTTGGAGATTATCCCAGGTTTGGCCAAACTTAGAGACAGAGGCAAGCCAGCATTCCTGCCAGATACGCTCCTTTTCAATCCGCTCATTCTTGCGCTGACGCCACCAGTCAGCCCCCCATGAGGCGAACCCAGATACATCCACTCCCTTGATGATCATGGTTTCCTAATAAGTGTAGGGGTTGAAACTAGATCCAATGGGATTAACAGTATTCTGTCCACCGAGAGTTGGACTTGTAGCAGCATGTTGCATACCTGGAGTCTCTACATTGGTTGGATTCATGGGATGTCCAGGCCAGCCGGTAGGATTAATGGCAGGATGGTAAGGCATAGGATTGAAACCAGGAGGTGGAGTAACCGCACTACCGGTAACCGCTCCAAATCCAGAGTTGATAGGTACCCCAGAAGGATTACCTGCTGGCTGGATAGGATTTGGAATCACACCGGGATTCTGATTTGGTTGAGCAAAATGAGGAGATTCAATTCCAGATCCATTAAGTCCGAGGCGAGATCGCATGTAATCTTGGAACATCAGCCTACCTCTTCCTTCTCAGCTTTCTTCATGGCCTTAGGGTTGGTCCCACCCTCCTTAATATCCTCAGCCTTTGATTCTTTATCGCCCTTCTTCTTCTTAGCCTTACCCTTCTTCAGAAACTCAAGCATAGGGTTCGCCATAAGACCTCCATTGGGTTAATATACTATCATTGGCAACCAAAAGCACCGAATTGCTGTAAAACTTTTTTATTTCGTATGGCGATACTATGTTCCGCCTTTTGATCCTCAAACGTCTTGACGTTTTTCCTTAGTAAATATAATAGAGAATCTACAGCATGATCTTCTCCATCAGTATCATACTGCTCTACATTATTCTTATCCACCTGGATAGTGGGCAATGTTCTTATAAGGTTCTGGCATACATCCATAACCTTTAGCCTTGATGTCCCATTGATGATCTTGAGAAAGTCTCTCATTAGAGATATGCCACCGGCCTTGTTCTTCTTCTGGGACTTTTGGAAGAACAGAGAACCACCCCCAGGGGTAGCGAACTGATTCCCGATGGTCGTTCCTACGCCATGGTCATCGAAGCAGGAGGCATCAAGGTAACGTTCTGTGATCCACTCATCGTTGTCTACTTCGATGCCACGGATCAATTGCCCCACAACCTGGGCACTTTGGTAAACACCTGTGTTAGCTTTCTTAGGGTCACAACCGTACAACTCACGATAAATATAAACATCACCATTGGGAGAAGTAGCAGCCCAGAGAAAACAATAAGGCTTACTAGAGCCCCAATCACCACCCATCCACCGCTTCCAGTCCTTCGGGGGCTTAAAGGCTTTGACAACGTGTACCTGGGGGTTCCATTCCTCAAAGAAGGCTCCTTCTACAACATCCCAACGACCATCCAAGAGCATCCGACGCTGTAACTCAGGCATGGAGAGTAGCCGCGCCCGGTACTCCCCATCATTATCTAAATAGGCATTATCTGCTAGTTTACCTGGTATGAAGATCCGGGTCCGGCGTTTGATCCCAGGCGGCAGGTTGCACTCTGGGAGTTTGTCTAGGTCCTTGTCTTCAAAGGCTACGCCCTTCTCTACATTCAGGTAGATATGGTGCGGCCTCATCCCAGATGGATTCGTGTCGATGAAGAACCGCTTCATAACCCAGTTATGGCCTGGGCCACCAGGATTGGTCGTGGATACAATCCGGGTAGGGACCCCCGCAGGGGACCGCATGCGAGACTGGATGAAGATATACTCATCATCCGTCTCCCAAAGGGTTAGCTCGTCCCAACCGGCCCAGGTGTACTGGAAACCGCGATGCTGGAGCGCATCGTCATAGCTTTCGATATACGCAAGGCGCAGTGTTGCACCATTAGGGAAGGTCCAACTCTTAGATTTATCTTTATAGGTCGCCCCAATAGCTCCATATATCTCTTGTGAGCGCCGTAGGACCTCCTCAAATTCAGGGAAGGACTTACGAAATAGTACCCCCACGGCGTCTTTACCATACAGGTTGGCGTGGTTAAGAAAGTCGCCAAGAAGACCGTCCGTCTTGCCACCACCCGCCGCACCACCATAAAGGATCTCCTGGAATGGACACTGGATAAATATCCGCTGTCGCTCTTGAGGCTGCCAGGCGATTACCGTCATGAGATGGCCTTCTGTGGCATCCATGGGATAATCTCGGCGTCCTCAACCTGCTCATTGGCCTCTAGCCACTCCTGGCTTGTCATCCCATGAGGCAAGAGAACCACGTTATGCTGGACTGTCTGCTCGATGAACAGTTCCTTGGGGACATTGGCCATCGCCAGTTTAGCGGCCTCCCCGGGGTTCTCCAGTGACCAATCCGCATACCTATCCCGGAATGCTGGCTGCATGAACAGGCTGACTGTTATCTCGGAGGCTAGTTTCTGCTTCTGCCGCAGCGTCATGGACTGGTCGTTCCCAAACTTGACCAACTGCTTCATGTTCGTCGAAAGGCTTTCCACCAGACCCCGCGCTAAGGACTTAGCCTCCTCAGAGACCTCTTTATCCCCATCATAATTTTTGGGCCTGCCGCCTAACGCTTTCGTCATGGACCTAAGATACCTCTCCCCACCCCTCCCCTTACAACTTATCCTTACCCACAAGTACGGAGGATCGACGGAACAGATCGGCCCCTTCCCCCCTTGTGGCCGCTCCCACGCGGCACTTCCGCTAGCGCGGTCGGGGGA